CTTTCTTCTGAGTCGCGCTCTGGCGCCCCTTCTCGTTTTTGATTTCGAGCCCGTAATACACTCCTTTATATATAGCCGAAATATCCGGCACCCCCGGCTTGCCGGTTTTGAACATCCGGCCCTGCTCCGTCTTGACCATGCCGGCAGCAGAACGGAAGAAGTATATTTTATGCTGTTTGCTGAACCATTCCAGATAATCCAGGATAGCTTTTTGAATAATTGATTCTTTCATGGTGTTTATAATACACGAAAGTAAACGATTGTCAATGAAAATAATGCTTGACAATCGAAATAACATGATTTAAGATTCAACCAAAGCTCATCGACAACGGCTGCAATCAAGCGGACTTGGTTCGATACGAGAGGAGGAAACACCATGTTACAAGATTTGTGCGGCGACCTGATTGCTGCAAAAGAAGCAATGGCATACGCCAAGGACGATGTTCTGAGGATAGAAAAAGAAATTCTCAAGCTCGCCCCCGAAAAGCTGGAGGGTTCCCAAACCCTTCCCGTCCCAGGATTTAAACTCACCACAACTCACAAGCTCACCCGCAAGTTGGATTACGATGCGTATCAGGCGCTGGATCTGCCAGACAACCTGAATTTCGTAAACCTTAAACCGGCCATAGACCTGTTCAAGCTACGGGCCATCGAAGCGATTGACCCCGCCCTGGTAGCATCCTGCATAACCACCAAGCCCGCCAAGACGGCGGTGAAAGTAGAGGTGTCCGATGAATCTTGATAAACTCATTAAGACAACGAGAAGCGGCAAGCCCCCCCGTATCGTCCTGCACGGGGTCCACGGGGTAGGGAAAAGCACCTGGGCATCCCAAGCACCGGACCCCATCTTCATCATCACTGAGGACGGCCTTACGAGCATTGACGTTCCGCACTTCCCGCTCTGCACGACCCTTGCCGAGGTGTTTGAATACATGACCGGCCTGATCGAGCAGAAGCATGCCTACAAGACCCTGGTAATTGATACAGCGGATTGGCTCGAAAAACTGATATGGACTAAAATCTGCGAAGACGCGAACCAGGATAATATCGAGGCGTTCGGCTATGGCAAAGGATACACCATCGCCATGAAGCAGTGGGACCGTTTCTTCAAAGGTCTGGAAGTCCTGCGAGATAAAGGCATGGCGATTGTGGTCCTGGCCCACAACGAGATCAAGGCTTACAACCCACCTGACACGGACCCATACGATAGATTCCAGATCAAGTTGCATAAACATGCTGCAACAAAACTGGAAGAATGGGCAGACGTTGTATTGTTTGCGAACTTCAAGGTGTATGTGGACACTGAGAAGGGGAAAGGGAAAGCCGCGCTATCAACACCAGAACGGGTTATCTACTCCACGAACTGCCCTGCCTGGAAGGCGAAAACCCGATATAAACTGTCGGACACATTGGAAATGGATTTTGGAAAACTTTTAAAGGAGATTAAAAATGGCTGATTTAACAGGAGCAAAACTGGACCCGAACGTAGAAGAGAATTCCGGTGGTTTTACCGTAGTCCCGGAAGGTAAGTATCAAGTGGTAATCGTTGGTGATCGTCTGGCTGACACTAAGTCCGGCTCTGGAAAGCTGTTGGAGTTGAAGGTCCAAATCGTTGATGGCGAACACCGGGGCACAACGATCATCGACAGGCTGAACATTATCAACCAATCCAATGTCGCGCAGAAGATCGGGCAAGGCCAACTGAAGCGCCTTTGCAACCTCTGCGGCGTTGATTACCCGCCCACCAGCACGGACGGACTGATCGGGAAGCCGATGTTAGCCACGGTTAAGGTTGAAGAATTCACCAGCAATAACACCGGGAATCTGTTGGAAAGCAACAAGATCACCGGATACAACCCAGTTCCGGCTGCACCGGAAGGAACCAAATCCGCATGGTAGACTTGACTGAAATCCTTGGCCGGGGTTCCCCCGGTCAAGTGGTCGAAGCATGGTACGAGGCGAATCAGGAACCGCGCCTGTACCTGGGTCTTTCGGAGATCGGCCATGAATGCCCCCGGTATTTGTGGTATCGGCATAATGGTTATACTCAGAAACCGATTGACGGACGGACCCTGCGGCTTTTCCAGGTAGGGAATAATGTCGAAGACCAGGCTATCGAAGATTTAATGAAGGCGGGATTCACCGTTAGCGACAACCAGAAGGAAGTCACATTTGATCATAACGGCATCTTTTTGAGAGGCCACATTGATGGTATCATCACCGGCCTGCTCGAATCAAAGAAGCCGCATCTGTGGGAATGCAAATCCGCAAATGACAAGAGCTTTAAGAAGCTCCAGAAGGCCGGGTACGAGGGATGGAACCCGAAGTACAAGGCTCAGATCCATGTGTACGCGCTGGGCCTTGGGTTAGATAATATTTTAGTTTGGGTTGAACATAAAGACTCTTCAACCATTTACACTGAGAGGATAAAAACAAACAAGGAATACGCGGTGAACATCCTGCAATCTGCGTTTGATGCCATATCGCAAGAGTCACCACCGGAAAGAAAATGTCCGTCTCAGAGTTGGTACGAGGCGAAGTGGTGTAATTTCGCGGATGTTTGTTGGAAACAAGGAGGATAATATGGAAATCAGGATACAGCAGCACCAGGGAGACATGGACCAGATCGAGATGTACTCAGGCCCGTGGCTCATGGGGACTGCGCACGGTGAGCATTTCGATAAACCGATACTTGATCGCCTGGAAGATGGTGAAGTGATTACGATGGAGCTTGTGGAAAAGGGGGTTGAAGAATGTTGATGACACTAATGTTATGGCTAGGTCCGCCGGCGGTTATTTTCTGCATCGTGATGGCAATCAGGGAGACTAGTATAAACAGAAAGCCTTTACCGACATGGCTTGTGAGTAATATTGCAAAGATGAATGGGCCTGATAAAAAGTGGAACTTAAAATAGCCAACCCGCCGAAAGGCCGGTAGTGCCGATGGGGAGTGCGGGAGGGGTTCAAGGGTGGGGGCTGGACCTGGGTTGGATATCTACTAAGGGGGGAATCATGCAGGATTTACTGGTTTTATTGGGCCTCATAGCCCTGGGTATCGGCCTCTTTCTGTTCTGCGGCCAGCGGGACATGAGCATGGATTCCGTGAACGCAAGGATAGCACTGCTTGAAGAGCGGTTGGAGTCTCAGTCCATACCCCACATCACCATTGAGGGTAGAGCCAGCGTGTATGCCGGTTCGGGAGAAATAATCGTGGAGAGGATTGATAAGGAATGAGCAGCATAGCCGCCCCACCAAGCCACCGTCCAGAAGAAGAGGACCCGCCAAGAGATTGGGACGATTGGGGGCCGCAGGAACAAGCCGAGACGCTACGCCGGAAGATCGGGCATAACCTTTTCGATTGGTTGGAGGAAAACGATGAACAACACCGACTGCCCAGGGGAGAACGTGATACGGCACAACCTAGTTTGGCTGTGCTGTGATGCAAGGCGAGATACCTGTTCAAGCGTGAACATCATATATATCAACGGTGGGAACCTGGAAATGCACATCTGCCAGAACCCGCACCCGGTGGAGGAGGAGGGATGATGGAAGACCAAAGACCTGCAACACGAGAACATATTAAAACAGTGCAAAGGATTATGTATTTTTTAATAAAGGAATTAGGAGTCAGAGCCATAAGGCATGACGCTTCTAAATTAGAAAGCCCAGAACGTGAAATCTTTGACGAATACACACCAAAGCTCAGAGACACAACTTATGGCAGTGATGAATATAAAGGGTATCTCAAAGAAATGAAGGTAGCCCTTGATCACCATTATGCTGTCAACCGGCATCACCCTGAACATTTTACGCCATTGGTCGCACACATGAATGTTATAAACGAAACATTCGCAATGAATCTCATCGACATCGTTGAAATGCTCTGCGATTGGAAAGCCGCCACACTTCGTCACGCCGACGGCGACATCAGGAAAAGTATCGAAATAAATCAAAAACGATTTGGATATTCAGATGAATTGAAAGCAATCCTTTTAAACACTATTGAGCTTATGGAACAACCACTACCCGCACCACCGGAGGAGGGATGATGGAATGGATCAGCGTCAAGGATCGGTTGCCGGTAGCTCAATGCGTACTAACATTTTCTCCAAGGATAGAACAACCATACCGGCTTGTAGATTGGCAATTTGTTAAGATTTTGAGTGATGCAACCCACTGGCAACCACTACCCGCACCACCAGAGGATGAGGGATGAAGATAATCAAGGTTGAAATTGTACGCTGCAACCAATGCCCTCACTGGTCTATGGGGATATGCACAAAAGAAGGACAACCGATTGGCGGTATGCACTATCCACCTGATTGGTGTCCACTTGAAGATGCCACCGGCTGGGTCAGCGTCAAGGATCGGCTGCCGCCAGAAAACACGAAAGTTTTGATATGGCTAAATAAAAATACCATCGACGGACCAATAGATTTTGACATGATTCAGAGAGAGTCACCATCAGATGGCGGTGGATTGCAGTTTGTGACATATTATATGCACAACGTCACTCACTGGCAACCACTACCAGCACCACCGGAGGAGGGTGAGAGATGAATAACTTGAAAGACTTGGCCGAAAAGGAAAGGCTCTCGGCAATAACTCTAGCGATGATGTTCATTGGCATAAAAGATCCTGTCAATGACCAACGATCTGAGCTTGTTGAAAAGATGATAGACAGCATAATAGCGGCAGCAGTGTTAAGCCTTACAAAACTGGAGGATGAGGGATGAAAGTGTCATGGCCCAAAGGAACAAAATGGCCCGATAAAACAGTCGGGAAAAAGGCTACAAACATTTACAATATATATGAACCGATGCACTGCAATTATTGTAGCGCCGACTGCTCTATGGATTATCGAAGGAAGATGGTTTTCATAGACGGAGGAGATGGTGGACCGGCTTACATGGTGACAATATGTCCAGAGTGCGAGAAGAAGATAGCACCGGAGGAGGAGAGACGATGAAACCAAAATGGCCAGACTATGGTGAAATGGTAATTGTCAAAGTATTAGTCCCTGTCGATTATGACGCACCGCACGACTTTTGGGATTGTCATGGAATGGAACTCACTGGTGCTGGTATCAGATTTGAGGATGATTTCAAAGGTGGATCACGTTGGGATGTCTGGGTATGCCCTCTTTTAGAAGATCTCCACGATAAGGACATCCTGGGATGGGAGTATTTACCGGAGATTACCTCTGCAACTCCCTGAGAGCGTTCTCTCTCTGCCGTTCAAACTCCCTGTATTCCGGTAACTGCTCGGCCTTTTCCTTACCGTACCTGTCCTCTAGCTGGAACATCATCTGTCTCCAGCGGGCGTACATGCCTCCCGCCAGGGTGCAGAGAACGGCTGTAGCTGATATGATTACAGGGAGTTTCATTGGAACCACCAGAAGCAAAAAGTAACGCTTTCCCTTCCATACCCAGGGCGATCCATCAATGCGGTTCTCCATCCTCTCACTTTAACAAGATGCGCTTTATTTTCCCTTAACCGCTTCTG